ATGGATCAGGTCGTTGTTTTTCAAAAGATGTTTGAGCAAGTGAGAAAAGAGCAAAACTTCTCCTGGTTTTATTCAGAATTAAAACATCACCGTATTGCACATTACATTTATTATCTGGCTACGGATAACATCAGAATTATTACTCACGATGACACGGTTTTGTTATTAAGAGGAACCAGGAGCCTGTTAAAAGTTAGTACGATCAAGAACCCAACTAAAATAAAAGAGGCCGCATTGCTTCATATTCGCGGAAAATCTACATTTCGGGAATACTGTTCAACACTGGCAGGCGCAGGCGTTTTCCGGTGGGTTACTGATGTTAATCATAACAAACGCAGTTACTACGCCATTGATAATACGCTTTTATATATTGAAGATGTAGAAAATAATAAACCATTAATATAACTAAAGTTGGGAGCTTAAGAAATGCTTCATAATTCAGTAAGGCATTAGCATAATGGAAATAAAAGTGCAGAGACCATCCCTATGGATGATTAATACTGTCTTTTTATTGCCCCCCATAATTAATCACCAGACCAATACGATCAAATTGATATTTGAAATGTGTTCACTTGACTTTTGATACGTTATTTTATAACGGTTAACATATTTATAAAAACAACGGGCGTGTTATACGCCCGTTTCAATATTTAACACATATAGAGATTACATATTCTTGATGATCGCGTCACCAAACTCTGAACATTTCAGCAGTTTAGCGCCCTCCATCAGACGTTCGAAGTCATAGGTTACGGTCTTGGCGTTGATTGCGCCTTCCATACCTTTAACAATCAGGTCAGCCGCTTCAGTCCAACCCATATGGCGCAGCATTAGATTTAGAAAATTATTATATCCAATTGAATTAAAACAATTTTATACTTAACGAACATCTAAACTTGTTTTTTTACCTTCACCATAACTCGCTGATTTTGTATAGTTTACGTAGCGTTTTGATAACCACTTTATGGCAAAATGGAGGTTCGCTTGAAAACTTCTGTTCTTATCCAGAAATTAATGGAAATTGACAAAACTGTACTATTCGATGCGGACGTAGTGACCGGTGAGGAATGGTGGCCAACCCCGATTTCTCGTGTTTATCACAATCCGCCACATACTTATGTAGAATTTTAAACAGGTGAACAATCTCAAAATGAATCTGACGAGCTAAGTGTTTATAGCGAATTACAAATTTGTGCACATCGAATGATGCAAATTAGAGATTTTGTGCAATCTAACGAGGGACTGAAACCTGAAAAAATTGTTTCGGAAATAAACATTCAAATTGAACGTATTAAAAAGTGATGGCTGAAGCAATTCTGAAACACTAATTCATATTCTATGTTATTCATACCAATGTGGATTTAACTCCCACCAACCCACCAACCCACCAACCCACCAACCCACCAACCCACCAACCCACCAACCATGATTGGGCGGCGCAAGAAACTAATATCAATTAAAACAGCAAGTTATCAGTCTAAACAGAACACCAACGGGATGGAGGAGAGACAAAAAATATCCAATGAAACCGTAGCGCGTCAGCATTCAAAAGCGGGGTTTCTTATTTTTACTTCACCAGTAACAAATACACTGTATCATAACTACATAAAAATGATTGTTCTGACTCAGATGAATTTCTTACTCTTGTGGAATGTCACTTAATGTTATTTATAGGTAAACAATGAAATCCGAAACGCTAACCATCCAGCAAATTTTCCAAAATCAACGACAATATCGTGTTCCATTCTATCAACGTGCCTACGTATGGACGCAACGAAACCAATGGTCAGCTTTGTTGGAGGATATCTTCGAAAAAGCACAGAGCCGACTTTCGGGAACAAAACCAACCCCTCATTTCCTCGGCGCGGTGGTGCTGGAACCTCAACTCAAAAACAGCTTGTTAGGTGTAGATACCATACATATTATTGACGGCCAGCAACGTTTAACCACTCTTCAATATATTCTGGCATCCATTCGATTATCATTGCGTGCTACAGGCCTTTCTGAACTGGAAGGGTTAGTATTGACTTGCTTGAAAAATACAAACGAAGCAACGATGAGAAATAAAAAGGTAGAATGCTTCAAACTGTGGCCAACTTTTCGAGATCAAACTCATTTTATTCAAAGTCTTAATGTTGATAATATTGACGATCTCCGTAATGTATTTTCTGATAGCTTCACGCAACATGGTACGTTACGTAAACATTTCAACCACCCGCCGTCACTAGAGGCATTATGGTTTTTTACTGAAGCCTTTATAAAATGGATTAAAATAGAAAACCACTCACCACAAGAAAATGCTGTAGCACTAATTGAGGCTGTCTTGACGGATCTGAAACTGGTAAGCATATTTCTCGAAGCTGAAGATGATGCCCAAATAATTTTTGAAACATTAAATGGGCGAGGAGCGGAACTTCATGCAACGGATCTTATTCGCAACTATATCTTTATGTGCGCTGAGCATGAAAATATTAATGCTATTGAATTATATGAAAATGAGTGGAAGATCTTTGAAGATAAATACTGGTCGGAAAAGCAACGCCGTGGACGTATTAATAAACCACGCATGGAGTGGCTTGTACATGCGACATTGCAATCAGAAAGGCAGCGTGAAATTGATCTGTCTCGCCTTTACAATGAGTATCGTGATTATGTAAGTAAGGACTTGCCTTCACAACGAGCAGATCTGCAAGTAAAGCGCCTCAAACAATATGCATCACAATATAAAGAATTGGTTGGTGGTTTTGGCACAACCCCCATCTCACACTTTGGACATCGCATCGCAGCCTATGATGTGACGACACTCTATCCGCTTGCTTTGTTCATTTCGATAGCTAACATCGCCGATGATGAGAAAGCAGCCATGTATAATGATCTTGTCTCCTACGTAGTACGAAGATCCGTATGTGGCCTGACGCCAAAGAATTACAACAATGTATTTATGAATGTATTGCGACACTTGTCTAAAACGGAAATTTCCAGTGTTGAGTTACGTAATATCCTCAATAGCTTAAATGGCGAAGCCTCACGTTGGCCTGGGGACTCAGAATTTCTCAACGCTTGCATCAATGCTCCACTTTATCCTGGCAGGCTCGACGCACCGAAAATGCGCTCAATGTTAACGGAACTTGAAAGAGAACTTTGTCGCCAAGTGAAGACAGAAAAGCCTGATGTTCCAAATCTTTCTAATCTCGATATCGATCATCTTATGCCTCAAAGTTGGTATTCCTGTTGGCCTCTCGAAAATGGTCATATGGTGACAAATTCAGATGCTACGGTAATGAACCAAATTGTTCTGTCTGGAACCGATCTTACCCCTGAACAGCTACTGGTAAGGAAACGGCAACAAGCGATAGCTACGTTGGGAAATCTAACTTTGCTTAACCTTAGCGTAAACCGTTCCGTTCAGAATGCTGTATTTCTGAAAAAACGTGATGCTCTCATCGTCCACACCAATCTACGACTGAACATACCACTTATACTTAAGGATAAATGGGATGAGAGTGAAATACAGGAGCGAGGTAAAAAGTTGGGGGAAATTGCATTGAAAGTATGGCCAAAATACGATTAATGCAATTAATAAAATGATTATAGCGGCCTTACATTAGTAAGGCCGCAACTCACTATTAAATCCTTTAATTTGCATCAAGAACAGCACTGTCAGCCCTAGGCTCTCGGACTTTGTACCGCTTATCTTGTCTTCAAAAATCAGCTCGCATCCTGCACAGTTCAACGCATTACGTTGTAGATCGATTTTCTGGTCATTTGTTGATACGCAAACATAGCCAATAAGCATGGTAGCTCCCTCTGACAAAAGCAGGAATGATGCCATTTTCTCGTTATTTCTGCATTTTCATAAACGTTGGTTTGGGAGAATTATCTCTGGCTGGCACTGCATCGGGTGTCATTGGTCTGAATGGGTATGTAACGATTCCGTTAATTATTTCAGGTTCCCGGAGAACACTGATTATTCAGTGGGGGCAGGCGAGATTTGGTGGGTCTGGTGGTGAAGATGCCGGATATCTTAATGATTTTCCTTTTGCCTTTCCGTCAGCATGTTATGGAATGATAGTTAGTCATGTGGGGCATACACCTTCAGGCGCAGGAATCCTGTCGGCTTCTGCAATTACATCAAATCAGTTCCGCGGTTTTTCAAGCATAGCGACTGCTGCAAATGCTGTATTAGGTCGTTATATCGCTATAGGGGGTTAATATGTTTTATAGTCCATCATTAAACATTTTTGTGAATCCTGCGCTTAAGGATGATTACATTAATGCAAATTCATGGCCAGATGATGCTCTGGCTGTCAGTGATGATGTTTATAATGAATTTGCAATCAATACGCCCCCATATGACAAAATTCGTGTTGCAGGAAAAAATGGATTACCCACATGGGCACTAATACCTCCACCATCGCATGAAGAACTTATTCAACAGGCAGAATCAGAAAGGCAATTATTGCTTAATCAGGCCAACGAATACATGAACAGTAAACAATGGCCCGGTAAAGCCGCTATTGGTCGTCTGAAAGACGAGGAACTGGCACTATATAATTTGTGGCTGGATTACCTGGACGCACTGGAACTGGTGGATACCTCCAGTGCTCCAGATATTGAATGGCCTACACCTCCGGTAACTCAGGCCAGCTAATCTCAGGAGCCGTCGAAGTGTCGACGGCTTTTACTTCTTTTTTGTAGTCCATCCAGGCGGATAGTTTTTCTTTATCTGTACTGCTGATATCACCAAGCATTAATTCCACTCGCCAGTCAGCTGTGACATTATCGGCATGAGCAAGTAACTGCATTCGCTGATTTTCAGCACGTGCGACATAATCAATCGCCGGAGATTTCAGTACCGGTAAACCATTTTCATCTGACGTGATTAATTTACCCCCTTCCTGCTGTCCGGCAATTAATTCATTGTATAAGTCTGTACTTATCTCAACAATGTCAGCAGGCATGTCGCTGTTTATACCATCAAAGAAAAAACCATTAGTCGATTTTGAGAAATAAATCATAGATATACCTATACACCGATTGCTACCCAAAAACAGGACCTTTCATATTTGACAATTTCTCCCTGAGATATACCGCCAACAATTATATAGAACTGTGATTTGGTGATATCAGAACAGTTCGCAATGCCCATTGCAGATATACCCGCCACCGACGTTGTATGTGGTACAGCCAACAGCGCAAGTGAACGACTTGGGAATGTTACCGGGTAAGTCACCGTATAGTTTGATGCTCCACTGACTATACCCCACTGAATAATCAGACCTGAAGGGAGTTTTTGAAAACCCGTTGATGAAAGTGAACTGGCAAACGCCGCCATATCCGGAATTTGGTTTTGCTCGTTACCCACATTTCGTTTTGCCGCTTCTCTCAAACCAAGGTTTTGAAGAGCCGTTTTCACCGTGCCGTCCGATTTGATATCGCCAAACGGATTTTTGCGACTTAACAGCAGCGCACGAAGCGCGGTAAGCAGCTGGTCATGCCGCCCCTTCTCCAGGCTGGCACCGGATGCCTCCACCACGCTGCAGAGCTCTTCCTGCAACATGTCAAAGTAGTCATCATCCAGATCGGTGGCAGGCGTGCCGGTCTGGGGGTTACCACGGGTAAAACCGTTCTTACCCGCGCCGAACTTATCCTTCTGCGCGGTTTTCGTGTCTATACGATGCATGGATTACTCCGGATATTTAAAAATTACGTAGGTATGCGACGGGCAGAGTTTGTTAAGCACACATTCGACAACTGTGTCGCCCCAGATACGCAGTGCGGAATCACAGGGATCGCCACATGTCATCCAGGTGGTGTTGGTGGCGGCTGGCATGTTGACCTGCCAGTAATACCGCCATTCAGGCGCGTTCACAGCGTCAGTACAGGCCGATGAGCAGGTGAACGTGCTTTTGTCGTATCGCGTGATAGTGGCATCTGGTCTGCCCAGGGCAGCAAGCTGTGCAAGATAAAAATCCTCGTTGATGCCGCCCGCCAGGTTAACCTTCGCATCCAGCCGTTGCTGACGCTGGCGAAGGGTCTGTGTCCCTGCGGGAATACATTCATCCGGCAGACCGCACAGACGCTCCCAGCGGTTTATCAGTTCAGTGGTGGTGCGCGGATCCAGCTCCCGCATCAGGGCATCCGCACGCTGATGAACGCGGGATAATGACGGTGCCGCACCGGCAATCGCCGGATCGCTGGCTGACCACGCCGGACCGGGGGGCAACAGTGCCGACAACAGACGGATGTAATCATCGTTTGTCACGTCCATGAAATCGTCCCCAGTACCGCCAGTTCATTTTTTGCAATGGAGATATTGTCTGCCGGTGCAAGCAACTGATGGCTGTATTCCCCGTTCGCACCGGAAATCGCCTCACTGATACGCGATACCTTCAGTTCTCCCTGCGGATAACCATCACGCAGCAGGAACGAACGCAACTCCGCGGTGATGGCAGCCCGTATTTCCGGTGTGTCCGGCGTCACACGGATATGAAAATCCACCGTATGTGCCACCGGCCTGAACACATACAAATCAGAGCCTGCCACCGGGGCCAGTGGCCCGATATGTTGTCTTGCTGCCGTTTCCGTTGATTCTTCCGGAATGGGATTAATCAGGTCACTGCTGGCAATCATCACACCGACAGTCCCCGTTCCCATCCAGTGACGGTATGTCCATGCGCGGGTAATGCCGGGCACTTCTTTAGCCCAGACGACATAGTCCCTGTCAGCCCCGCCCTGCGGCGTCCAGTAATACCGCTCAATGACGCGGGCTCGCCACGTTTCCAGCTCTTCAGTATCAAATCCACCTGTCAGGGTATCTGCCACGCCGGAAGACGGCAGACCATTAACCGGCGTGACCAGGATTAATGACGTACCGTCGTCAGCGTTACCGACCGCGCCTGCACTTGAGCAGGCGATCGGCACGCGCAGGACACCACCGGAGCTGGTTGCATCGGCAGTTGCCGTGTACTGAACCAGGTCATCGCGCTGAATAACACTCCCGGCGGTCACCTTCAGGCCATCGCTGACACCTTCCCAGCGCATATACCCGCTGGCAGCAGTGGCCCCCTTGCGCGGACACCGTTTCATCGCAGCATGTCGCGCCAGCCAGGACTCATCGCACAGGTCAGGCAGCATGTTCATCGCCAGATAATCGATGTACCCGTAAACCGTATGCAGCGCCGCCGCATACACCTTTGCCCGCACGTCTTCATCCATGCGCCGGAGCGTGTCGCTGACGTCCAGCCTGGCGAATAAATCGTTACGGAGCATACTGATATTTTCTGCCAGCGTCGGGCGCTGAAATTCACTGTCCGCCATGCGTTATCGCACTCCACAGATCATCAAAAGAAATCATTACCGGTCCGTCACGACGCCAGAGAGTGATACTGTTACCCAGTTCATTAATCCCAGTGCGGCGGATATCCAGATCAATACGGGACACCACGCCGTCATCAATCATCCATTGCAGGCATTCGCGGATATACCCCCTTACCGTCTGCACCAGCTGATTGGTCAGTTTGCTGCGCTGAAGCAGCCACAGTCGGGAGCCGTAACGGTCATTCTGTACCGCAGGCCAGGTATCCCCCCACCATCCCATCGGGACGTCGGCGTTGTCATCAGGCTCCGCCCGCCGCCAGGTAAACAGGGAAATCACCACGGCGCGGGTCAGCGGATCCAGCGGTGCGCTGGCGCAGGTGCGTTTACCGTTCACCGTCAGCCACAGTTCCATCATGCCTCCATCGCTTTATCAGGTTTGTCGGTGTTACTGCCCTGACCGTTCTCTCTGTGACGATGCCCGTTATAGGCAAGCCGCATCGCTGACATGGTAGTGCCGCTGGAGTCGCACAGGTCTTTCACCTGTCCTGTCACTTCCAGGTCCATTTCAAAACGTGCTTTAGGTGAATTGCGAAACGTGATCGTTTTACCTGCACCGTCCACCACGATCCCCTCCCGGGTCAGCGTCACGGACTGCCCCTGATCGTCATAGACAGCCACCTCACCCGTCTGCAGCCCTTTCAGGCGGTAGCGCCGGTCCGACACCGTAACAACCACCGCATGAGAACGGTCGCCATCCGGAAACAACACCACCGCTTCCGCACCGCTGTTTGCCCTTGCGGTAAAACCGTAGGGTTCAAGATGCTCAACCCCGGCTTTGGGTTCACCGGCAATCAGGGACACATCCACGGTCTGACATTTCGTGGCGGCACTGATGCTTTTCACCACGGCCCGCCCAATCAGGCCGAGGAGTTGTCGCTGCATGGCTTCAATCGTCCTCATCAGAACGGGTCCTCCTGTACTCTGGCTTTTTTCTTTTTCCGCGCGCCGGGGGCTTCGGGTTCAGGCAGATAAGCATCAGACGGGCCGACACGGATTTCCGTCAGGGTGCCGTTCTGGTCCTGAGTAAACGTGACTTCCGAAACAAGCAGTTCGGTATTATCGAAACCACAGACCGGATCGAAGACAATCACCCGCTGGTTAGGCTGCCACAGCGTACCGTTACCCTGTCGCCAGCCCTGCACCACATAGGTGGTTTCATCCGTCCGCGCCGCCCGTTGTCGGGCTTCAAAGTCAGCACGGGCAATACAGCCTGCCCCCGTAGCCTGCCCTGTCTGCCTGATATACATCGGACGGTAACGGGCAATAAATGCGTCCTCTGTGCGGGCCCGCAGCGCGGTGGTGGTAGCCTCACCGAAATCATCGTCGTTTCCGGCACGCTGCCCCGCCACCTGGTAAACTGAAAACCGCTCCCGGATACTCTTCTCCGTATCGCAGGAAAGGATGTTTTCCCCGAGTACCAGCGCGGTATGTGCCCGCGTTGAGCCAATACCGCCAATCACCAGCCTGCCGTGCGGGTCGTCGTAAGCCAGTGCCTGCTGCTGACCGAGTATTTTGTTGATCACCTCAATCACCGTTTCGCCGTGATCAGGCTGGACATCAGGAATAACACCCGACGGCGCACCGCTGTTCACCACCTCAATGCCGAAAGGCGCAGCAAGCGCCTGCGCAATCTGAACCAGCGATCGTCCGTTAAACTGTGTCGGTTCGGCTGCACAGTCAATCAGGTCAGCGGTCAGACTACGCCCGGCAATACCGGTGCTGACCGAACGGGCATCGTAACGAACGGGGGTCGCTTCCACCCAGCCAGTGATCACCAGCTCATCACCAATCAGCACTTCCACTTTTGAACCGTTTTTAATACGCGGCTGAAGCGTGGTGATACCCTCATCTCCCGGCCACTGGCGGGTGATCTCCACACTGAAATCCCGCGCCAGCCGTTCAATACCGGCACCGATGCGCACCGATGTCCAGCCATTCCACTCCCGGCCATTTACCCGTAGCGTGACGTTATCGTTCATTGCACTGGCACCTTCAGAGGGATCACCGGCACAAAGCCGGGATGCGTAATGGCATTACGCCGGATAATGTCCGCGTCACGCGCCGCGTTATCAAACCAGGTCGCCGCCAGCACCAGCGCGGGTAAAACCTCATCCGGCGTGCGCTGAATGATCCGTGCAGACTGTTCAAGGCGCGTGTTGATATCCGCATTCAGATCTGCTTTCACCCGGCGCAGCGCCAGAAACAGCGCATCACTGGTTGTACGGGACAACTCCTTATCAATTGCCGTATTCAGTGTGTCGCGAATGTCAGTCAGTTCTTCCCACGTCGGCAGGTCAACCGTGCTTTTCACCGCCGGTGCATTGTTCAGTGCCGGATGCGTGACGGAAGGCCAGCCAGTGCTCTGCGCGGGTGTTGTTGCCTGCCCCACTGCGGCATTCTGCATCACCGCGGAAGTTGTTGGCGCAGGCAATCGGGTAACGGCATACGCCGCTTCGCTGATTGCAGTCGTACGAAGGGTGCTGGCAACCACGTTACGCTGCTGCGTCGCCGTGGCGGTGGTTTTACTGTCCGTTTTCCAGACGCCGCGCGGTTGCAGATCGCTGCCAAGGCTGACACCAGAAAGCGTTTTGATCATGGTGACCAGGTCGCTGGCGTTACCGTAAAGGCGTTTCCCGGTACGCCACATTTTCTGCACCTGCTCAACGAAATTTTTGCCTGACGATGGTGGCGGCAGAAGTACCGAGATATCCCCCTGCAACAGCCTGGCCGCATCCGATACGGCAGAATCCACCACTTTCATCGCATCAGAAACATACCCAAGCATTGTGCTGACATTACCAACGACGTCGTTCTGCACAAAATCCGCCACGCCATCGATACTGAAACCGCTGAAGCTGTCACTGATGCAGTCATCCAGTGCAGAACAGGATGACATCAGCGTCTGCGCCGTCGCCGCACCTGATATGGGGTAAGAGAGCTCTCCTGCTTCGACAAACTTTAGGTCAAAGCGGACAATACGCCCTTCACTTTTCGATGTGCTGACCCGAACTTCCCCGTCAACACAGACTTTCAGCTCACCGTATGTCGGATGGACAAGCGTGCCGGGACCGGGTTTATTCAGCGCGTCAATCAGGCGATCGCGCTGGTCAAAGCAGTCATCTCCCACCACATAAGCCGTGATGGACGGGCGGAAAGTGATTTTCCCCAGGTCTTCGGTATAGGGTTTGTCGCGGTTCGGGTATTCGTGCGTTTCCACACGACGACCGGTTCCCGCACTTTCTTCTTCAACCTTAAACGGCACACCGCGAAATGACGCGTCCTGAAGTCTGTCTTTCCACGTCATATAAACTCCGTACATAAAAAATCCCACCGGAGTGGGACTCATTAACAGATTAATTTTTCATTACCTGCCAAAGCGCGTATAGCCAACATCATGGCTGACATCAAAACCGCTGGATCGCGTTTCCATAACCCGCATACCCGGAGGCGAATTCACAAAAGAGACCTTGATCTCACCATCAACTTTTGGCGCAGAAGCTTTGTTAATCATGAAGGGATTCGGGCCTGTGGCATCGGAGGCGTTGTTTGACTGAGCCAGATCTACCGCCGGATAAGGTGTGTATCCCCGCGCCGGTATTCCCGTCCCATAAGCATCATAAGCACCCGCGCCCCACTGCGCAGAGTTAATGGCATCGACCGTGTCACCGGAACTGTCGGTAAACCACTCAATAATTGGCTTCAGCTTGTCCCACATATCCTGAAACCACTTAACAACCGGCCCCCAGTTATTGATCACCATACCCAGCGGCGACCAGGCAAAAACTTTCTTAAGGAGTTCCCAGCCAGCCTCAAAATAAGGACCAATGGTTTCCCAGAGTTTCTTAAAATAAGGTCCGACAACATCCCAGTTAGTGATAATTAATCCCGCAGCCAGGGCTATCGCCGTCGCAATCATGCCAATCGGCGTCATCGACATAATCCTGCTGACAATACTGATGGCACCGCCAACGCCCATCAATCCCAGTTTCAGAATCGCAAGACCGGCAGCAAGCCCGACGACGCCGCGAATAACCCGGGGATTTTCATCCGCAAACTTCGTGAATTTTTCCCCCAACTCCCCCAGCCACTGCGTGATGTTTTTAGCGTCATCAGAAAATGCGCCACCAATAGCCGCAAGGCCGTTAGTTGCGGTCCCCGTCATTGCCTCCCACAGGTTGGACAGCGTACCAAGCTGTGCCTGAACACGTTTATTCAGGCTGGCCTGTTTATTCATCTTTTGCTGGATCTGATCGTAACCATCCTTTCCTTTATCGATCAGCGCATTGACCACCTGAAGGGTTTCGGCATCATCACCAAATATTGCCTTAAGTACACCTGTTCGCTTAACGTCGGTCAGTTTTCGCAGCTTTGTCAGTTGCTTAAACATGTTATCAAGACCGCCAAAACTTCCTTTGCTGTCAGTAAAATCGAGCTGTACCCCGAGTTTCTGGCGGGCCATGACTTTATTGACGTCCCTGATTTTCTTAACGCTTAATCCAGACTGAATAACTTTTCGCAGGGCATTACCTGCCGACTCCCCGTTCATCCCCATCTGATCCATCATGACGCTGATGGGGGCAAGGCTCTGGGCAGCCTGAAGACCGTCCTTATTCACCATCTTCAGAATAGAACTGGTTTTAGTGAAAAAGGACAACATGTTGGTATCGTCAACGCCCAGATAAAACGCCTTCTGAATTGTGTCGAACAGCCCCATCATGTCTTCTGATGCCGTTCCGGTAGCATCCTGCATCTTTGCGGCAAACTCAGCAGCCGCTTCCGGTGTTTTTTTCAGTTGTATCGCAAGATAAGCCGTCGCTTTACCCACACCGCCAAGAATGTTTTCTGCCGGGATCCCCTGACGCACCAGCATCTGCATCATATTCTGAAAATCAGCCGTTGTGCCGGGTAGCTGGTTACCCAGGCCAATAGCCAGTTTATTGATGTCCTGAAAGCTCTTTCCGACCTCACCGTTCGCATCCATCATGGCAACTTTCAGCCCGGTGGCGGCGTTTTCCTGATCGGCATAAGATTTCAGGGAAAGCGTCAGACCCGCTGCCAGCCCGCCACCAAGCGCCAGCCCACCCTGTGACGCTTCTTCCGCCTGACGTTTAAATCCCCGGATTTTCTTTTGCATTTTCGACAGTGCGGGAGAAAGCCTGTCGACACCGGTGATCAACGCCTTAAGCTCAAATTCAGCCATGTGTGCGTTTCTCCTGCTCTATCCTGTTTGCCTGACTGACCAGTAAGGGAATTTCACTGATCGGCATATTCAGCAATTCGAAGGGATTAATGCGCCAGTAGCTGGCGCAGTCAAAGAAGCGATCAGTGAGGTATTCAGCCGTCAGGCCTGGAGGAAAAAACCGGCCACAAGCCACGCCGCCGCATTCAGATCTGCGGGAGACATCTGGTCGACAGAGCTTTGCGGCACTTTCGCCAGCCGCACAATGTATTTCGACACCACATGCGCCAGAAGTCTGACGGACTCATCCTGATTCATCTGGTAGGGATACCCCAGCTCGCGGACATCCTTCCCGGTGGGCTCATCAAACTCCAGTACGGAGAGTGTCTCGCCATGAGCAGTAATCGATTTCTTTAACTCAAGCTCTTTCATTACTGGTAATCCCCTTCTTCACCGTGGAACTCAATATCGACCGTGCCTTCTTCGGCATTATGGTTCGCTTCGCCGTGCAGCCAGGCAGACGACAGTACATAGACCTGACCGTTCGCCAGCTCGGCAGTGATGGTCATCTCATCAGACGAGGTGATTTTGCTCACCGGAAAATTCTTCGGCACCTTGAAGGTCCCTTTAACATAAGGCGCACGGTGAGTTTCCTTGCGGTCCACTGAACCATCCAGGCCGATGATGTCATCATTGACCGTCCTGTTCATGGGCACCTCAATGCCGCCGGTCAGCGATAGCTGCTGACCGTCAATTTTGAAATAACAGGTTCCCCCGATACGGGCCATTATGCAGACTCCTCTGAATACTGAAGACGGAACTGATTAACCACGGCAAAGACACGCAACTGGTTAACATAGTCAGGCGGGAACAGCGTATTCAGGCGGTTCGGATCGCTGGCATCACGCTCCACAACCAGGTACTGCTTAAAAAGTTCGTAGTTTTCCACGATCCCCGCACGCTCAAGCTGACGGTAGGGTGCCAGCAGTTCCCCTTTGATCACCGCCGGGGTGACAATCGCCTGACCGGGACCAAAGCGGGTACCGTCGCTGGCAAGCTTGTGACGCCCGTACTTACTGGTAATGACGGATTTCAGTTTGCGCAGTACATACGCACTGGTATGCAGCGTCTCGCTGTCGAGGTAGCTGTTATCCGCAACCCCGTAAGCGTTTTTCCTGTACGTGGTGACATCACGCTGAATGCGCAGCACCCCGCTTTCGACATACGCCGTTGCCACGCCATGAGACAGCAGGGTCTGCTGCTCGGTCATCGTGAACCGTTTCCCCTTCGGCGCAGGCAGCATACCCACCAGCTCACCGGTCTGCGTGGGACGTGCAGGATCGTTGCGAATAAACACCGCTGCGCGGGCGGTACGGCTTGCCGCCAGCTCGTCGGCAGGCGTCTGGGTGTCTTTTTCGTACCCCGCCAGGGTAATGTGCTGCTGGTTAAACTGGTCACCTGCGGTCACCAGTTCTGACAGCGTGCCGATCTTTGCCGTATACACATGACCATACAGCTGACGCGCATAGCTCCAGCGACCGCTGGTATCGTTCATCTCGGTCACCAGCGTGTTAACGGAGCCCGTGTCGTTGAACGGCAGGCCGATATAATCAAACGGCTCATCCGCCATTGCAGCCACCGCGCCGGTGAGAACCGGAGCGCCCGTTCCGGCGGTCCCCGTCGCCACGGCAATCTGTACGCCCGCTGGCAGCACTTCGCCCCCACCAAAGCCGTAGTAATTGAGGCTGACAGGAATTTCATTCCCGCAAAGCCCCTTATGACGCGCGGTCAGTGTGACCACGCCAGCCGAAGATGAGGCCGTAAACGGCAGGGCCGGAACGGCATTGATGGCATCCTGGATACTGCTGGCAATCGTCGCGACGTTATCGCCGTTGGTCACCGATGCCTGCACGCGGGTACGTCCCACATAAACATTCACCGTGCCGGTTTCGGTTGCCGCCCCGGTCACCGTCAGCGTAACCGTTGCCGCCGCGCCTGTGGCTTCCGGAACGGCAATCACATACAGCTCGCCAAACGGGTCAGTCTGGCGATAAGCCTCGACCATACGCGCCAGCTGACTTCCCGCACCACAAATCTGGCGTGCATAGTCTGCCGACGGCATCAGCACCAGACTGTTGGCAACAATCTCTGTACCGTTATTGGCGTGACCAATCAGCAACGATGCCCCGCTGTCCTGTGCAGTATTCGCCGCCTGGTTATCCATTTCCGCATAAAACAGCGGAACCAGCGTATTCGACGGAATGGTGTTAAAGCTTATCGTCATCGGTGTTCACCTTTTTATTCACGCGCCGGATATCACCCGCGGCTTCACGGCGCAGCCAGTAGTTGTTCTCATCAACATTTCGCCCCTCGGCGGGCAAAAGGTCGCCGCGGGCAGGGTCAGGAACTGACCGCCCTTTAACAGGTTTCACAAACATGAAGATTCTCAGGAAGGAAGGGTTATTTCGGTGTGATATTCGATATCGCCGTCAGGCCCGTTACCGGGATCGAGATAATCAACATCAATCGCCAGCGTTCGCAGTTCATCCAGACTGTTCAGATCATCCTGCTGGCGGGTATCGTCTTCGGTCAGCTCGCTGATGACCGAAAAATCGAACTGATAAATCAGCTCATGACGATTCAGATCCAGCAGCGTGCCGCCGTCATAGGTAATCGGGTTACCGCACGCCTCCGGGTTCCAGCCCAGCAGGGCCTTAAAGAGCATCTGCCGGACATCGTCCACCACATCATACGAGGCAAACTGACCGCGCTCATCACGCCCGTTACTCAGTATGACAACCACGGAGAAACCCTCTTTCAGCTCCTGCCAGTAGTCGGTCTGGCTTTTGTTTTCTCCCGGAGAATCATCACCCGGTACAACATATGCCGCCGGGAGTTTCAGCTTTCCGACCTCCGGCAGATTTTTGAACTGGGCCGCGCCTGCAACCCGGTTTTCAAAATACGGACAGCGGGCACGCAGTGCAGCAATAACAGGCGTCAGTTTCATCTGTGTCGTCGCTCCGGCTTCAGTGATTTACGCAATTCCCGCGCCAGAAAATAGCGTGTCCAGCTGCGGTTCTTTTCAAGCGTTTCCACCATGAAGTTATTACGTGGAGCCAGTCGCCAGCCGCTGCCACCGGATGCACCACGATGATGGCTGCGACGACGCTTTGCCCCTCGCCTCACACCATAGAACAAAAAAGCCGGATAAAAATCACCGCTGATACGGCGGTTTCCCTCTCCATTACGCTGGTTAGGGGCTATACGTGCCATAAAACCAGGGCGATGTTTACTGGCTCTGGGTACCATGTAACCAATCGAACGAGCCAGGCGTCCGGTCTGATAACCGGGGTTTTCACCCGGTGCCGACCGCGCACGGCGCATCACCAGCCGACGGGCATCACGCATATGACGCTGACCAATCGTGACAAACGCCCGCCGGACACGGGCGCGGTTAAAGCGCATCTCCGCGGGCTGCTGAAAATCAACGTGCAAAAAGGAAGTCGTCATTGTTGCCTCCGTGACTCTGCCTACATTCGCCCAGCTCCGTACACTCCAGCAGCAGAAAGCGCCGCGCCCCGTTCAGATCGCGCTGACGTTTCACCCGGTACACACTGTCACCGCAGACCACCTCATAATCAGCGGTGATCCCCCGGCGATAACGAATGGTGATGTAATGGGTGATGGCGTCCCCTGTCTGCGCGGTTTCCTGCCAGGTGGTGGCACTGGTCTGGATAACCTTCGCCCATGTCCGGAACGTAACCGGGTATTGAGGCTCCACGCCAAAGTTATCCGCGGGCATATCCACCCGCAGGCGGATCAGGACGCGTTTATTCAGTTCACCGGGGTCCGGCAGAATGTAGGTTGCGCTGGTCTGCGCCTGACGAATTTTCATTGCGGAAAGTACCTGTACGGGCCGACAAGCCAGCCAAAACTCTGCGGCATGTCGAGTTTCTCCACTTCCGTAACCGACGAGCGGTTTTCGTAAAAATGGCTGATAAGCATCAGCATCCCCAGACGAATATCATCCGGCAGGTGCAGCCCGTCCGGATCGCTGTCCGGAATGGTTTCATCCGGTGCATAGAGCTTCCGGTTCAGATACGTTTCCGTCCGCTTTTGTGCCGCACAGGCCAGCAGTTGCAGATGGCGGTCATCAGCATCGAAATCCTCATCCAGCCGGAGTTGGGCTTTAATCTCTTCCATTGTCAGAAGCATACTCAGCCCTCTTTACTGGTCGTGGCTTTTTTCTCTTTTGCCGCTTTACTGCTTTTTGCACTGGTTCCGCGCTCTGCTAACCCGGCCTGAAGTGCAATCTCCTGCACCCGGGCAGGAAGCGCCCCGTCGTCATACTCACCGGCCCGAATGACCTCAACACGCATACCGTCCGGTGACCATTTCAGATCTTGTTTCAGGATCATGATTCTTCACCCGCCAGAACAGGGGGCGCGGTTCCGCGCCCCTGAGTGATTACGCCGCTGCAATCTTCAGCAGTTTGATGGCCTGCGAATCGACCAGCATCCCGCCGGTGCGCTTGGTGGTATAAAAACCGACAAACGGTTTATTGGTGTACGGGTCACGCAGAATGCGGGTGCCGATACGGTCAACGATGGTGTAACCCCGTTTGAAGTTACCAAATGCAATGGCTTTCGCATCAGCGGCGATATCCGGCATCTGTTCGTTTTCAGCGATACCGTAACCCGCCAGAGAGGACGGCTGCCCCAGTTCCAGCCCCGGACGCCACAGATAGTTACCCTCGGTGTCTTTCAGCAGACGGATGGCAAACAGGCTGTTGTTGTTCATCATGAACTTCGCGCCGGTGCGGTGTGCCTTACGCAGCGTGTAAATCAGTTTGATAATGGCGTCTGCGGTCACCGCAGTCGCGTCGCCGGATACAATATGCTGAAGTTTGCCGAACGCCCGGACCTTATCGGTTTCATCCGTGGATTCATACGCCAGGAACCCTTTCGGCTTCTTGGTACCATCGCCGGTGGTAAAGGCAATTTCTTCCTGTTCGGCAAATTCGGT